CATTTTTTAAAGTGATTTTTAATTTGTTTTGCCTCCTCTTTGCTTTCGTCGATTAAGTAAGATAATAACGTGAGTGACTCGTGAAGAGGCTCGTTTCCAACGTCTCTAGGTTTGACTCCAAGTTCTCTTGAAAGTCGAACAAATGATTGATACCAACCCCAGCGCTCTCCAAAACCTCCTCGAGATATTTCCCCTCCCTCATCGCCTTGCTCTCCAAATGCGATAGGATATTGCTCAATAATTCTTTGCTTAAATTCCAAAAAAAAAGTATTGATCCGATTACTACGTCCATTCTAACGTCGTTAAATAACTCTGCTTTGCTTTCGTCTCCGTCGTAAGGCTCAATCTGATAAAACTCAGAAACTTTTTTAGTTATTGGACGATATAAAACCGACATTAATAAACTTAAATTTTCATCGGTACCTAGTAACGAGTCAATCGTTGCATGTTCGCCTAGTGTCATTTTATCTAAGTTAGGAATAAAACCATAAGTCACTCCGTCCATTTTAAACGTCTTAACTCTTTGAGGTTTTTGATCCAATACCTTTGCCAATTGCTCCACTATCTCAGCGAAATCGTTAACCGGTATTTTCATAACGTCGGCCACGCTGAGGTTACAAAATATTGCAACCATTTGAATACAAACAAACGTCTCATCGTCCTGGTTGTCTTTTAATACTTTTAAATATCTCAAATATTGAGACAATTTAATTTCCTTTAAATCTGTTGGAATTACTACTCTCATATATATATAACTAAAAAAAGTGATTTTGTTTATAAAAATTATTTTGATTGTACGTTATTACGTACAATATTATCGTTTATGTACGTAATAAGCTACGTGATTATTAAGCGTCGGCTTTTATTTATTGCCAGGCTCATCATTGCGAAGTAGCGAAGAGCGTCAATTGCGTGGTTAAATTCGTCGATAGGTCGGTTTAATTTTTTACCGGTCTTGTCAACGTCCCAGCTATAATTCCTTAGCTCTTTAATTAGATTGGTGCTAGACTTAGTGACTAGGATTTCCTTTTGCTGCAATACCGATATTCCGTAATTGATTGAGTCCGCACCTTTGACAACCGGTTTAATATTGTAACCGGCGCGTCTTATCTCTTCGATTGACTTTGGCTCGGCTGAGTCTGCCCAAATTGGAGCGGTGCGCTCTTGTCTCATCAATCGAATTATATCGGAGTTTAAAAGTGAGGTTGAATAAATCAATTCGTCAACGATAATCTTACCGTTGTAATCGTAAACAGCAATGTGAGCGGTTGGATCATTCGAGTAACCAAAATCGAGTCCACTTCCTAAGAATTTCGCCTCAGTTGGAATGGTATCGATTTGCTCCCAATTTTGGAATATCACTCCCTCGAGTGAGCCAAGTTGTCCGAGTCCGTAAACGTTCCACCAGTTCGCCCAATACGTCGAGGTTAACGCTTTCTCTTTTGCTTTCTCAATCTCTCGAACGATTGCCGGATCGAGTGCCTCGTTATCTTTGTAAGTCAATACGACAAAGTCACTATCCGGATCGTTTAATAGTTCCGTTTGCACCCAAAACTCATTTGTTGGATTGTAGTCTAGGTATATGAATTTCTTTGTACGGATTGCGAGTTGCTGGTAACTTTCAAAGTCGATATTATTGCACTCATTTATAAATAGAATATCTCTCCTTGCTCCTCGAAGTTTGTCCGGTTGGTCGACGCTGAAAAATTCAATATAAGAATTATTTGAAAATGTATATTTAAGAGATGACCGGTTGAAGTTTTGATCCTTATAATTGTCAGTTAGGAGCATTATTTTTTGAAAGTCTTTTAAAGCTCCCCTTTTTAAATGGGGAATGCTCTCACTAACTATTGATATCTCCGAAAATGGATTTTCAATAGCGTAAGTAATAAGTAAGGGCAATATCGAAAACGTTTTGGAGCTTGACGTTCCACCTTGAACAATCCTAACTCGTTTTCTTAGTTTGGCGATTTTACTCTGAGCTGTAGTTTTCTGGAACATCTAATTCTATGCCGTTAAAAATCGGTTTCTCTATACTGATATTCTGTTCTATTGATTGAGTTGGTAGTCCGTATGAACTATCCATTAGAGCTTTATAAGCTGCGACGTCTCCGTCTCTCGCTTTTTTTACTAAGGCTAGTGTAATAATATCCTCTTGGGTTAACATTTGCTGCTCGTTAGTAATTGGATTTTTAGCTGACTGAGATGCCTCGAGCCATTGTCGAGCAATCACCCCTCTGTTTTTTATACCTGGCGGACGGCCAAGAGGATTTCCGCTTTCTCCTTTTTTAAAAGGTGTTAAATTCTGCAATTGTTTTTCAGTTGGCATAATTAAAAATAAATCCTTTAGTACTATTTTGTTTTCCTTTGCAACATTTTAAAATTATATCTCTTTTAATTTTAGTTTTTTTAGATGCCTCAGAAACAGAATTGTAAATATTAATAATTTTATCTTCCTTAATTTGTTTTACTTTCATAATTTTTATATTAAAAAATATATTGAACTATCCAAACAATATATTTATCCTTTAACATTTTGCAATCATTTTTCTCTCCAAAAAAATGTTTTGTTTTTTTTAAGAACGTGATAGTTTTTATGGTATCGTTTTATAAAGGTACTCCATTTTTTTTAATAATCAAAGTACTATCTAATTTTTTCATTCGGTCCACAATAACCTGGCAATATTTCGGATCAAGTTCCATTCCGTAGCATTTTCTATTTAACTGGTGCGATGCAACCATTGTAGTTCCTGAGCCTGTAAAAGGATCATACACATCTCCAGAATGATTTGATATTGGAATACTCATACATAAAATTGCTTTTTGAGTAGGGTGATTAGTTTTATCCTCTTTTGAACCTGCCATAATATGATTTGGAGGAGCTGCATCTATTATTGTAGTTTGCTTTCTATCTCCTATCCAATCATGATTTTTATTTTTTCTTACTGCATACCAACATGGTTCATGCTTAAAATGATAATCACTTCTTCCCATAATCATAACACTCTTATTCCAAATAATTTGCTGACATGGAATTAGATCACAGTTTCTTAGATTATCCATAATAACATCTGTAAATTTAGAAGCATGCCATACATAAGCTATATTACCTGTAAATAATGTATATGCATCTTGCCAATCTGCAATATCATCATTCTTAACTAAATTATCATTTCCTTTACCCATTGCTTTACTTCCAAGAGCTTTATCTCTCCAAGATTGATCTAAATTTACTCCATAAGGAGGGTCTGTTATCATTAAATTAGGATTATTGCCATTAAATAGTTTATTGACTGCATCTGCTTCAGTTGAACTTCCACAAAGTAATCTGTGTTCGCCTATCTCAAATAAATCGCCCAATACAATATCTGTTTCACTTCCGCCTTCTGGAACATCAAAGTCGTCCTCTTCGGCCTCTAAAAATTTAGGAACTTCTAACTCAGGAACATCTAAGCCCCAACTTTCTAACTCTTCAACATCCCACTCGTTTGCCAAAACTTCCCAATCCCACTCTCCGCCGCTTGTATTGTCTTTAATTAAAAACTCTCGCTGTTTTTCCTCTGATAAATCTGTAATTATAATTGGTACTTCTTTAAGTCCGGCCTCCTTACATGCTTTGTATCTCATATTCCCTCCTAAGATAATCATATCTTTATTAACTACAATAGGACGAATGTTAAGCATCTCCGGAAAATCTTTAATTGACTGGACTAATTTTTTAAATTTGTCGTCTTTAATTATACGAGGATTGTTTGGGTTTAATTTAACCGCATTTATTTTAACTAATTCCATAATTTGTTAATTGATTTGAGCGTTTCCATTATATCTTCCTAAAATTACCTCGTTATCCTTTAAAAACATCGACGTGAACATTTTAAAGCCCTTGTAAGACTTTGTTTTTAATAACTTTAATAAGTTGTCCGGCATCCAAATTTCGTTCACTGAGAGGTCTGCTGGTGCGTTTTCAATTACAGCGTCAAGGAATTTATAAAATTCGTCTTGTTGTTGTTTTTTAGTTACTTTCAAAACTGTATAATTTAAATAAGTCTTTGATAATTGTTTCGTGAACTTTTGAGCAATTCGGACAATTAGAATTATCGATGCTAAAATAGAATTTATAAAGTCCGTTTAAATAGTCAACGTCCTCGAAAACTAACTCAGTACGTTTTCCCTCGATTACTCTTTGACCTTTTGCCTCTAAAAATAGAGTAAAATGTTCTTTGTCAATTGGAGTCATTTCAGACTTAACCTTTTTAAAGTTAAAAAGTCTGTTTAAAGAGAATTGTCTCTCCTTACAATCTAAGCAAGGCTCAATTCCAACCGCTGAGGTTAGATTGGCGACAACGTCACCAAGTCCCTGAATTTCTTTTTTAATCCTTTTTTTTGCCATTTAGTTTATTTTTTACCATTTTATTAACCCGGTGAATAGTTTGAATGTGTATTCCGGTTTGTCTCGATAGTTCTCGTTGGCCGTGTAGCGTTGAGAGTTCAAATAATGTCCTTTCATACCAGGTTAAACCTTTGGAAAGTTCTTTATAATCAATTCCGTCGTTATATTCCTCCTCTTCAATTTCAAATTTACTAAAATCGTCGATTAAAATATCGTTATTTTTAAGAGAGTCATAAAATAATGACCTCAAAGTTACAAATATATAGCCGTCGGAAACCATTGTCGTCCTATCGGACAATTTAATATACATATTTTGAGTCAACTCGTCCGCTAAGTCTTTGCATTTACAAATCTGTAAAGCCATTTTTCGCCACTGAGCGTCCTTTTTAGCGAGTTCGTTAATTATCAAAGTCGCATCGGATTAAAAAACTCACTTAAAAAATGCAAAACGTGAGTCTCATTTTCAATATAGTAAGCCGTTCCCCTAACAATTATAACTATTTCGTCCGGAGACTCAATCCAATATCCGTCAATACTATCGACGTTGACTCTAAAATCCACAAATGATCCATTGAGTCCGAGATTGTCGTCTTCCTGTTCCAACCACATTTGAGTCGATATTGTGTACGGTTTTATCATTTGACAAATATAGTAAATATATTAATATAACGCTAAAAAGTTATTTTGTAACAAATTTGTTAAAAATTAGTTTCAAAATCCGACCATACTTTGACAATACAGCCGTATTTTTTAAGCTCTGAGAGCCTTAATTCTTGCAAAGGGGACAATATACCATTTTCCTTTTTTACTTCAATAAACGTCGCCTGGCCGTCTTTGATAGCTAATAAGTCCGGAATGCCATTTGTTGAGGTCTTTATAAGTTTGGTTACAAAATACCCTTGCGCCTGGAGTTTCTTTTTTATCTTAGTTTGGAGTTGCTGTTCGGTCATTTGGTTTTAAATTTGTGTTTCAATTCCGATACAACGTATAATGTAGAGAATACAAGTATCATTAATAAAAATGGTATTTCCATAATCTTATTTGTTTTTAAATTGTTCTAACAGTTCTTTAATTACATATTCGCTTTCATTATCTAAATTATTAAATTCAGATAACCATTGTCCAAATTTTATAACTTCTTCCTCACTATAACTTCTTTCTTGTTGCCATTTAATTATTTCTTTACAAACAGCAATCATTAACATTCCATTTGGAGTAGTAGTTTCAAATGATTTTGTATCTGCTCTTGTTTCATAACCAAAATTTGGTGCTAAATTCTCATAAGTATTATGAAATAAAATAGCTAATTGAACTTCTTCAAGTGTTTCTTGTTTCATAATCTTATTTGTTTTTAAATTGTTTATTAAAGTCCACCACCAAGTGTTCCTAAATATTTTTCATAAAGAGTATCAAGACATTCTTTAGTTACTCTTTTTTCCTCCCAAGTCAAACCATTAAAATCTGAAAACCATTTTGCAAAATCTACTGCTCTGAATCTTTCTCTTTCGTAAATATTTTCTTGTTGTTGCTTTTCTATTTCTTTGGCTTGTTCAATATACTCATACAATCTTGTAGGTAAACTATCATAAATTGTTTCAAATTCACTACATTTATTCTCTAACCATTCTACTGCTGTTGGTTTCATAATCTTATTTGTTTTTTAAATGTCAAGTTTTTGCTATCATTTACCTGACAAAATTATTACTTTGTCATTATTAAAATTAACGCAACGGCCAACGTGATAACTGAAATCCAAGCCATTATTTCTATAATTATTTCCTCTCTGTTATTCATATTTTTGTCGATATATAGTTAATAATTCCTCTATTGTTAAATTTTTACCTTTGTAATCCCAAAGGTATATTGAATTAAAATCGCACTCCAATCGCAACCAGGTGACAAAATTAACAATTCGTATTAAGTCGTCGTTCTTAGGTATGTATTTTT